CTCCTTGAATACCCTGAGCGCCGTCTAATCCATCGGCTCCTGCGATTCCTTGAGGGCCATCAGCTCCAGTATTTCCTGTAATTCCCTGAATCCCTTGTGGTCCTGTTGCCCCATCCAAACCATCTGCCCCAGCCGCTCCTGTTAATCCTTGAACACCTTGTGCCCCATCAGCTCCAGCTGCACCAGTATCACCTTGGATTCCTTGAGGACCCGTAGGACCTGTATCTCCTTTAACCCCTTGATCTCCTTGTATACCTTGAAGACCCGTATCTCCAGTAATACCTTGGATTCCTTGAGGACCCGTATCTCCGTCTAACCCGTCTGCACCCGCTGCACCAGTAATACCCTGGATCCCCTGAGGACCTGTAGGACCTGTAGCGCCTGTATCGCCTGTATCTCCTTGAATCCCTTGGATACCTTGTGGTCCTGTTGCACCGTCTAATCCATCAGCTCCTGCCGCTCCTGTGATACCCTGTATTCCTTGAATACCCGTATCTCCAGTAATACCAGTATCACCTGTTATACCTTGGATTCCTTGCGGGCCTGTAGGACCCGTAGGTCCAGTATCACCAACATCTCCTTGAATCCCTTGGATACCTTGAGCTCCATCATCGCCATCTAATCCAGCAGCACCTGTAGCCCCTACTGCTCCTTGAATTCCTTGAATCCCCTGAGGACCAGTAGCTCCCGTATCGCCTTGAATTCCTTGAGGCCCTGTTGCTCCTTGAATACCCGCGTTACCTTGAATACCTTGTGGCCCTGTTAGATCACCTCCATCAAGCGACCACGCCCCTAACGCTTTTACGTATGTCAGGCCAGTAACTGTATCTACAAATGTGTCTCCATTAATACCCTGAGTAGTAGGTGGAATAATACCTGAAAGAACACTAAAACCTTGAACTCCTTGATCACCGTCTATTCCTTGAATACCCTGAGGCCCTGTTGCACCTTGAATCCCTTGAGATCCTGTTATACCTACTTCTCCTTGAATTCCTTGAGCCCCTGTGTCTCCTTGAATTCCTTGAGGCCCTGTAGCGCCTTGGACTCCTTGAATACCTGCATTTCCTTGAGGACCTACATCTCCCTGGATTCCTTGAGGACCAGTATCACCTTGAATTCCTTGAGGGCCAACGTCTCCCTGAGGCCCTTGAGGACCCATAGGGCCTTGAGCGCCCTCTTTTGCTTTACCTATATAGGCTTTTACTACCTCTTGTCTATCAACAACACGTACACGGACTATTTCCTGTTCTTCTACGACATTTACTCTCGATATTTCACTAGCCATATTACATCTTTATTAATAGACAATGCTTACTACAGTCTTTATTAAACTTCTGGAATTACTGCTTTTGTTACAGAAGGGTCTACTTGCATAGTACCCCCTACCCAAGTTTTTTTATTACCTCCTGTAAACTCAAATTCTAGATCGTAATAATATCGGCCAACACGCCAGTCCAGAGATTCTACTTCATCCCATGTAATAACACCACCAACTTGATCTTTCCAAGATAACCCAGCCCCTAGTGTGTAATCCCCAGTAAGTTTTCCATTACTTCCTCCGTATCTAAACTGCACATGCGCGCCAACGACATCTGAAAGATCCTTAGGAGCTCCGTCCTCTTCGTAAAATTCCCAATCAGCCGTACTAGAGGTATCTCCAGAAATTCTCGGCCATAAGTTCCATACATCCATATTATTTGTATTTAAAATTATGTTTTTACACGACTAGTTCTACAACTTCTAAGCTACCTACTATTTGAGGGACCGTATAGATATATGCAGTATCTCCAGTACCTAGAACTACAACATTAAATAATCCAGCGTCAATAGCTCCACCACCGTTAGTGAAAGAGAGTGCTCCCCATGAGGTAAGTACTCTAATTATTAAATATACAGGAGTTCCGTCAGTAAGTCCTCCAGCAAGTGCTACTGGTATAGGTCCTGCAACTTGTGGGAAAGGGCTCATAAATAAAGCTGGATCCACATTAGCGTTATAATCTACAATGTCCTGAGCAGTGCCTAAACTACCTAGTTGAATCTTTCCTTGACCAGTACTTATAAACATGTCTGCAGCGCTTATATAGGCTGTATTACCAAGTTCTATTTGAACAGCTAATGTATTGACTACAACATTAACAACTGCGTAAGTTTGATATTCTACATCTACAGCACTTTCCTTAACTTTCACATAATATACCCTAGTATAGTCTTCCTCCGTAGCTACTGTGATAGCGTCCGCAGTAGAGTCTACAATACTAGTGGCCGCAGAAGTACCGCTTGCAATAATATTTTCAGGTTGGTCAGTTAGATTTAAAGGATCTCCTTCCTGCACCACTTTCCAATCCAAAGTAAGTGCCCCGGCATTTGTTATAGTAGTATCTAAGGTTATGCTAGGAGAACCTGCAGCGCTGATAAGAACTGTGCTAGGCGTAATTACTGCGGCTATATAAGAAACTGAAACATCTACTGTAAGAGGAGATGTGTCTAAGGTAACAAATTCACCACCTGCTTCCTTGACTTGCAATAAGTAACTATATGCGCTTTCTTCTCCAGGTGAAGGTGTGAGGGTATCAGCAAATACACTGTTTAGACTCACTGCCCCTGAACCTGAGACCACTACTGCATAAGACAAGCCTTGTACGCGTAATATTTTCCAGTCGTAAGTGACTAGGTTGTCGTTAACTATCTCGTATACTAAAGAAACAGCGCTTTCAACAGCCCCTGTTAAAATACTTGGAACAGCGTGGATAGTCCCTCTCAGAGGAGCTTTTGTTCCTGCAACTACTGCTACAGTGATAGACGTGATGTCTTCCAGCATATAGGCAGCATCCACCGAGCTTTTACTCTCTAATAAATATTCAGTAGTGTAACTGTCCCCTAGCTCAGTACTAAAGGTTATAGGAAGTTCTGCCACTACTGCTGTTAAAGATGTAGTGCCTGAGGCTAATACCACTATGGCAGGTGTTCTACCAACTCCCTGAGATCTGATTCTCCACTCAAAAGTATCTCCGGAAAGATTGGCTAAGCTGTAATCAATTTTTATAACTGTAGTTCCAGCAGAATCTACTAAAGGTACTGCAGCTTCTACTGTCCCAGTGATATCGATATCGCCTATAGCTACCGTAGCAGAAGAAGATATGTAATCAGAATATACCGTTTCTCCAGGCAGTTTAATAGCCAAAGTATAGGTTCTCTCAAAGGCGTCATCGGAAAGCACATCTATAGAATCTACAATAAAACTAGCTACGCTGGATTGAACCCTGCCAGACGCTACAATAGACGTGTCTAAAGAAAACCTTCCCGCAGGAACGGAGATAGCAGTAACTTTATAGTCAAATATAACTCCCGTGAATTGAGCCGCATAATTTGTTTGTATTGTAACTGGACCAGTACTTGCTATTAAAGCTGGAAGAGTTGTTATACTTGTAACACCTTCTGATTCTACCTCGATAACTAAAGAATCACTTGCTAATACTCTAGGGGTTCCACCATCAATAGCCACTTCTATAGCATAAACATAAGTAGTACTTTGACCTTCAGTAGCTGTAAAAGTGTTTGTAGCAGTAGCACTAACCGCTCCAGAGGTAGTTCCTGTAGCCACAACAAGTGGATAAGTAGTTGCACCTAGTTCTGTTCTTGTTAGACTCCATACTATAGAAATCGCTCCATCATTTACTATAATGTATTCTATATCTATATCAGTAGCCACATTTGCTGTCCTTATAGCAGCTGGAACAACCGAAACAGATCCTGAAGGAGCGTCTATTCCCGTATCCACCTCAGCTACGTTCTCAGCTAAAAATACACCTATGGAATCAGAGGCTTCTAATTTATAAAGTTTATAATGTATATCATAATCTGCGTAAGGAGCAACAACCCATGCATCTGCATAACTACTAGAAACTGACTGATCAGATGTTCCTTGAGCAAGTAATACAGGTGTTGTAATTACTCCTGAAGGATAATGAATCTCTTGATATAAAAACCAAGAGTAGTCCACTAACGCTGGATTATCTACTATATAGTCCACATCTATGGTGATAGCGCCCTCCTCTGTGAAGAGCTGAGGAGTGATAAAGATATCTCCTGTGATAGGAGGAGATGCCGCTGTATATAAATAATCTGCTTGTGCAAAAACAGTTCCTGAACCAGTCCCATTCGCCATTGTATAAGTAACTCCTAATGTAAAAACTAATCCTCCTCCGGGATTGGCTAAGAACTCAGCCTCTGTTACAATATATTGTAGTAATATAGAATCCCCTGCGGTATCTTGAGTGACCCCATCTGTGGTTATTAAACCAGAGCCGTTGAACAAAGAAAGAGCACGTCCTGCTTTGGATATAGTCCATCTAATAGGTAACTGAGCCCCATTTTGATTAATAACAAAATTTAATAGTATAGGCTCGTCTTCTCCCGAGGCTGGAGTGGTGTAAAAAGATATAATTTCTGGAGGAACACTTGTAATATTAACAACAGCTCCAAGATTGTAATGATAAGCAACTTGCATAGGCATGTTACCCGCGTCCGTAGCGCTTCCAGCCTCTGCAGGAATAGAAATAACTTTCACAGTATTTGGTCTTATCACCTCGTAATGAATATCTTTTATAAGAGTAGTACCATTTAACGTGACGTACACAACTTCGTGGATCTTCATCTTAGTTGGAAAGATCAGTGGAAGATTTTCTACTGATATATTAAGATACTCCATAGTGAAGTTCACATTATTTTGTCTAACGATCAATTCACTCGTCATTATATCGTGAATATTCTTAACTTCTAAACCTGCCATAATATTTTCTTTTAGTTGTAACTAATCCCTAGTGTTGAAACTATCCCTTGAATCATTGTCTTATTATTACCTGTATAAATAAATTTTATCCTTATGTGTTTGTCTCGGATGCGCTTATTGTTTGCATCTGCTCTAGTAAAACCTACTTTTCCAACTTCTATAAATAGATTACTGTTTTTATAATACGCATTTTCATCTAAAATCCCAAGACGGAGATAATTTCTTCCACTATTATTTCTAGTTGTTATCGTTTGCTGGGTAATAGTAGTCTTAGCGTGCTCCCCCCAAATATTTATAGCAGCGTCATTAACATCCCCAGAAGTTTCGTAAATAACCTGTATAGGTACACTCTTATTACATATCAATCTAAGGTTCTCCAATATCTTTTCAACCGTAGAATAATCGTTTACAGTAATTTCAAAAGAGTGGTTATAATCCTGTCCTCTAAATTTACATCTCATATGTTCTCTCTCCATTCCCGGTATTCTAGGATTAAATAAGGCATCTTCTTTCCATATCTGCCCTAAAAGATACTCTCCCTCAGCTAATCCTGTAGTATACATATCAGAGTTGATGTACATAGCAAATTTATTTCCGTCAGAGCGCTCTGACACCCATTTCTGTGTTAACAGATTATAGCTCAAAGTACCGACCAGATAGTGTTTTCTATCTCCTTCAGGGTCAGCTCTTTCCGCTACATAAGAAATATAAAAAGTTTTCTTAACGTTATCAAAAGTAGTGTATACTCTAGGCTCATATAACTCCCTACTTCCTGTAGTAAAAGATCCTGTCTCTATATCTTCCTTATAAGCTTTTATAATAGTTAGCACAGCAAAATCACTTATAGGAACTACATCTTTACCGTTAAACAACCATACAGTGTTTTTAAGGTAATCCACCCCAAGAACAGCTGATTCTACAGAACAAATAGACTCTGCATGCCGAGAACCGAGTTTAGAAGAAAATGTTATGGCCTTAGTACTTAATGCTTCGGCAGTATTTACAAACACATCACTACCTTCAGCTACAAGTGTTTTTTCATCTACCCCTATACCAAGTATTCCATCATAATGTATTGACAATAACATGCCGTTTACATTTACAATTTTGGTTATAGGGCCGTATTCAATACCGTAATCCCTGCTATTAAAGCCTCTTAGATCTCGAAATGAATTTTCAAAGTCTTGTGACTGATTTTTTTCAGATAAAAGAATCCTGTTAGGAAATTCTGTAGCTAAAATAGCTGCGGTCTCTTCTATTTTAAAATAAGGTATAATATACTGATCTCCAGTATATCCGTGGTTATACACAATAGAGTCAGGTCTTGAATCCCCCATCATCTGCTCTCTGTTAGGGTAAAAATCTTTGTCGTAGCCAAGAAGAGTTTTATCTGCGGTAGTAGTATCTAAATCCACAGATCTTATATCTCCATTTATATTAGAATAATGAGCGAGCTCTATAATTTGACCAACGTCGTACAGATTACGTCCCTTATCTTTAAAATAGGAAACAGGCCTATTATCTTTAACGTAGTTATGAAGAAGAAAATCAGTGACTCCTATCCCATATAATGCGGCGTCTTCTGGAGTTGCTGCGGTGGCGCCCACACCACTTTTATATGTTATCCGTTTAAATATTCTTGATATAAACCCATCACCTCTCCAAACATCTATAGAAGCAGTGTTCACTAATGGAAGCGCTTTTTGATCTGTACATAGAAAGTATGGACTACTGCTATCATATTTAAAAATGTCTTTTATATCATCCTTCTTCCATCTACCTGTAGAAGATGAAAATACATTAGTGAGGTGCCCCAAGTTTACTATGGATTCATTAGCTACAAGAGGTACTCCTCTATACCTAAGAATTGATGTTGCATCATTATTTTGTCCCGATCCCTCAGTCTCGAATTCCCCATTAAAAGTAGGCGCAGTAGGCCCTGCATGTACCACATTATTATAATAAATACTGGGAATAGAAGGTGACTTTATAGTAATGCCTATGTAGGATGAATATGACTGAGTCAATAATGCCACAGGAATATAAGCCACTGAGCGATCGTTGTCTTGAGTTGGATTCTCAACATAATAATTCCTTGCAGGAAAATCTAATACTCTGTTTTGTCCGAAACCCCCTTGAATACCTGTATAATTTGTATTAGACCTTATATAATTATAGATGTCAGTCCTGATATCAGGATCAATTTCTCTTCTATAGTATGCTGCTATGACTCCTGTAGCGTACTGAGGAACTCCGAAAGTTCTGTCTATCTTGGATGTAAAACTATCCTGAGTATAACTAGAAGTTCCATCGCTTACAAATAATAATTTAGTGTCTTCTCCCGCCACTTCCGTAAAAGTTGTGTTGTATGATATTTTACTAGCTATTCTGATTATAGCGTTTTGAGGAGTTTCTCTTGCCTGGTCAGAAGTAGTGTACGTACCCTGATCAACTTCAAGTAAATTGTCAGATTCTATACGCTCATTAAAAGGTGTAGGATTTCTTAAAGGTACCCCAGAATAAGCTACTCTAGAGGTAGTGACTCCAAGCGGAGACATAGGCTCTACAACTGGACCTCCAGGACCTGTATTAGTGTTTAGACGAGCGTTCTGTATGTGAATGGCCGGCGAAGTTCCTGTTAAAGACTCTAATATAACCTGTTGATTAAGCTCTAACTCTACAGAATAAAAAGCTAAATGCATAGTATCTGAAAGTTCTGTAGAAGTGTTTAAAGTATGCTGATATTGTCTCCCATCCGATATTTCTAGAAGTTGCCCAACAGCTCCTGCAATTAAATTAGATACCTCCGTGCCCACCATACTCAATAGTTGAGTTGGCTGAGGTGCAAATACAGTATTAAAAACCTCTGGACCTATTGTAGTTTTTGTTTTAGGGTCTTCCGGAGCCGCATCGATAGGAAGAAATTGAAAAGCCGTTTCAAACCTGGTATTTAAACCTATAGACGGCCTGCCCCAAATTCTTGCATCAGCACCTGTCAGATATTTATACCCTAAAGGGCAGTGTGGCATTGTAAAACGACTGTGTATATTATCCGATGCGTGGTTCTCATTTCCGTCATCATTAGTAATGAAATAAAGATTTATAGGCCCGTTTTTTCTACTTGGAGCTTTTAAAGTAGGGCAAGACATTCCCTGCATTAATACATTTTTAATCCTACGTCTTCTAACTATCTTATATCCTGTAACTATATCTTTTAGAAAGATTGTTTTATCTCCAATCGCCATACTAAAATCAAGGAGCCCGCCTACATAGCATTTTAAGTAGGTAAGCGTTCTAAGCCCTACTCCGTCAGTATTTACATCATAAATCTGGCCAACCGTTTGTTCTGTACCGGCGTCAGAAGTTCCTCCTAACTCAGAAGTTCTAAAGATTCCTTTATGATTAATTAGATTAGGGGTAGAAAAACCATCCACTGCAGCTGCTACAGTATCCAACTCTGCTTGGTCATAGTTAGGCCAGGTAAATTCATTGGTATCCAGCACGTTATCAAAGTTATCTAAACCTGTTAGTGGAAATGCCGGAGCGTCTCCTTTATTAAGCATTTTAAAAACTACCGCGAGTTCATATACTTCTCCTCTCCAGTAACCAACTTTATTAGCAGCTGTTTCAGGATCTGAGTAATCAGTATCTATCTGCTCAGTGTCTTCCCATATGGTTATCGATTTAGCTGCCGCTTCCATAACAGTGAGCTCTTCCTCAGGCAGCGAGGATGTTACACCAGCTAAGGCCAGCCTATCACTGATTATTTCAACAGATCTGACAGTATCTACAGGGCTAAAAGAAGTGTTTATCTCTGCTATATCGACTGCAGTAACAGACTCCAGGCCTGTATGTACTACAACTAAAGTAGTCTCATCCCCATTATACGAGTACAAATAATCTATTTTATATGTCTCCGTTGTAGCTGTAGGATATCCGTCAAAAATAGCAAAGTACACTCTAATACCTGCATAGCTCTTGTCCAGCCCACTGAGTGCAAAGGATACTTTTTTATCAGACGCCTGTGATTTTGTTATCCCTAACGAACCGTTAGCAATCGGAATTAAAGGAGATTCATAGATTATATCTGTAGCGTTCCCTTCCTGACTTACATACTTTAAAAAATATCGGTACCCTCCACCTTTCAGCACACCTCCAACACCTACCGTAGGGCCAGTCACTGTTATAGGATAGGCCGCGTTTTGTATAAGAGAAATACGCTCCCAGTCACCATCATTATAAACATTAGAGTCTTTTACCCCTCTACGTTCTGCTATTTTATATATTACATTAAGTTTTGTGTTTTTAAATCTGGAGTTTATAATCCTGATTTTATTGGAGTCGTCTGTAAAAATTATATTGACAGAGCCGTCATAGGTCCCCTGTAAAACTATATCTATATATTTATGCTTTGTTAATGCAAATAACTTAGATACAAAAGGTTTAGTGTAGTCATCTAAAGCATCAGAAGTAGCAAAATTATGTAAAGGTCTAAATACCTCCTCTAATTTAGATACTCCTATATCCGGGTCATTTAAATCTTCCCACACAGGACTAGGAAAGGTTCCAACAGTGCCAGCTAAGAATTCTGCTTTATCGTTATCATCTACTTTAAAAGCTCCAGCGATAATATAAGCAATGTTGTTAAATACCTTTACTCCTTGAGGTATGAACGGGTATGTTATACCATCATCGATGTTATAATATGATCCAAGATCCATTATCTCATTAAAGATATTCTTATTAGTGTTACCTCGCTGGTTTTGAAGAATATATTGGTTATCCCCAACAGTAATTATCTCCATATTTAAAGCACTAGAGAGAGTGTTTTTAGGATTATTCATAGCGCTAAGATCCGCGACCAAGCCTCCGTCAAACGTATTATTTACTGTGATTTTTTTAGCCATGTTAACTAGTATTTATAATTTAATCCCCTCTATTTTTTTCTCCTTTATATCTAGAGTAACCTCGTTAATTTTATACTCTCTGGCCTTTCGTATTCTGCTAGCTAGTATAGTTTTATATCTAAACCCTGTACCTACTTCGGATGATTTTCCTCTGGTCTTTGTAATAGCTATCCTATTAATATACTTTTCAGTGTTATTAGCGTACTCCTTCGGGAATATTTTCATACCCCTCATGCCTTTACCTAGATACGATGATACGATAGTAGACAGTCTTTTCAAGATTTTTCCCATCTCTCTTTCGTGAATGAATGGAAATATCTCACAGAGCTCCTCTTTATAATCTGAAACGAATTTCGTTCGACCGTTTTCTCCACTTTTCATTTGCTTCTATTTGATCTGGAGAATAACGATCTAACGTCACTCCCTCAGGCTTTATAAATGTTTTTCCAGCATTAACCAGGTCTACTATTTCAGAGTACAGTGCTGGTGGAACCTGTACTTTACACGGCCGGACTCGCGTCTTATACCGCATATCTAAAATAACTACAGGCCTTGTATAGCCCGTCACTTTTAAATCTATATCTGGAGTCTCATACCCCTCTCGTTGCTCAGGTCTTCCGTCTCTTATAACATCTTCGCCTACCGGTACATGCGCTATATAGAAAACCGATTTCATATTTTTTTGAAAATATACTAACTTTCCATTCATCAGATCCCTAACAATAAGTTTTATAAGCTCGTAAAATATCCAGGAATACATACGTTGTCTAGTAGGCATTCCAAGTTTTCTTCCACTAAACCCTTTTTTGTATTTTACTGTAGGAACTCTAAGTTTTAGTATCTCCCTAAGTAGGGGGTTTACAGCAGTGTCTAAACTAAATTTAAGTTTTCTATCTTTAATGTCTCCATCATCATATTTTAAACCTATTTTTCCTCGGCTTATAAGCGGTAATGCCATATTATCTTCTATATCTTGAGGGCCTGTTAACCCTCTTCCTATTAAATGATGTTTTAGCGTCTAAAAGACCATCGATCTCGTTATCTGTTATATTTTCTGGAATGCTCGCCGCTTGTATAAGACGTCCTGCTTCCGCTGTTACAAAGGCTAAAGAATTAGCTGCCCCTTGATCCCCTTTTAAAGATCTTTTAAAAAGCACGTACTTGGCTATCATAATAGCTAATGCATTGCTTTGTTTTCGTGTTATTAAAGGAAATCCCTCCGCATCCACGGATATACCGGTATAAGCCAATGCCAGTATAGAACCAGCGAACTTGGCGTCCACAGAAATAGTTTTTCTGTCTACGAGATGGTATGATATGTAACCATCTTGTTCTGTAGGATCTATAAATCTAGGCGCATTAGGTGTCTTATATGCGGGACTTTCTAGGGTCTGACCATGCCCCAGATTATCATTATCTAATGCCGCGAGAGGATGCGCTGTACCAGAGTGCCTGTTTACTATAGGGTTTGGATGAGGTCTCGCACTCTCCATAATAGCGGTAGCTGTATAATAAGCATCAGTACCTACTAAGGTATGCGTATCGTACTCAACTCTAGTGCTGAAGTTTTTGATACCCATCTTACGAGTTACTAAAGCGTCTATACAGTCTATATTACAAGGTAATAAAGCATTTCCAACTTTATCTATTTCCAAGAAGGCTATATATTCTGTTGTTCCATAAGTACTTATATCTCGTAAAAGATCTACAGCCATATCTAAATAATCGTACTCATCGACTGTAAGCCCGTATTTACTGCTTAGAACAGGTATTCCAGATCGTATATTCAGTTTATGCTCGTTTACTGCAGCATTTCTTTGTGCGCTCATATTTATTTATTTACAGTTGTTGAACGTTAGGTTTTTGATGCATCTTCAGCTGTCTGTAGTAGTTAACATACTTTTTCGTCAACATATCAATAGCTTCTTGCTGTACTATTAAAGGGGCATAGAACTCAGCATTAGAGAACTGCTCGTAGTAATCCGTGTTCAATAAGTCATAAGGATTATCTAGTAACATCTCAATAGAAATAAATTTAAGGTTATTGTATTTTCCCATATTAAACAAGAAAACATCATAGGTTCCATCACTGTTTGCCGTGGTGCTTACCCAGGCAAATGGTCCTTTACCTGTAGCTAACCTGAATTTATGAAACCTGTATTCCCTGTCAAAATATATCTTAAAATCCAATATTCCGTCCATGGAGCCTAGGTAAGATATAGGCATGTCAGCGAATCTATTTATATTTGGGATGGTAAAATGAGGTGGGGCCACATTGGTTGGAACGTCACAGTTACTTGAAATATCCTTACAAGCTACACGTATACCATCAATTCTTTGGTGAAGTCGTTTTAAGTCTAAGGTGCCTTGCTCAGAGAGTTTAATAATTACACTCGAAGCAGTTAGAATAAGCTCATCTTGAAGTTGTTCTAGAGAAAATGCTAGTACGTCTACACCATCCATTCCACCCATCGTATTGTTACGCACTGCTGCGGCCATCTGAACTAAGGTCATTGTCTATCTATTTAAAATGTTCATTAGTAATAATACTAAAAACAACGCACAAAAAAAAGAGGCCTCTCATAAAGAAACCTCTTTTAAAATTATACTCAGAGACCTATTACAGTCCAGATACTATTGCAAGTAAATTTTGAACTCCTACAGATTGTCCACCTGGTGTAGCAACAACGCCTGCAGTAAGCAAGGCAGTGTTTACATACATGATATATTCTCTATTGGCATATGAGGTCGCTACGTTAGCGTCTTCACGTCCTAATGGAGCATGTGGTTCCCAACCTGGGCTGTCTTCTTGAGCAGCCATAGAAAACTTCAAAGTCGCGTACGTACCACGTACATCAACAGCTTGGTTTCCTCCGAACTGAATCCCGTAAGGATCGACATTATCAAATGTCGCGTTTCTAACTTCCGCTTCAACTTGTTTTCCTAAACCAACCCCAACTGTTCCTAGAACAGTGTTTACAAAAGCAAGATTAGTAGGACGTGCGTCCGCATCAGCTGCGTTTGTAATCTCGATTCTCTCAACATTTATTCCTTCGTATCCAGCATTCATTTCGAAGATGAAGTTGTTAGCCGTTCCAGAATTAGTGAATGTCCCTATGATGTCGTTGAAGTTGCCTACAACAGCTCCAGCTACTAAGGCATCACCTAACTTATCGTTAGCTGCCAAAATACCTGATTGGTACATCAATCCTCCTGAACCTCTCTCTGGGAAAATCTCAGATAAAGGACGCTCAGTCGCTGTAAAGAAAATACGTACGTTATACGCATTACCTGCTAAAGTCGCTGCCGGTCCTGTAACCGTAACTTTTGCACGAGTTGCTGCGACAGCATCCGCTGTCCAGTTTGTTGCTGCATCTGTGGCAGCTGCCCTAACTACAAATTTACCAAATCCTGGGATTGATACGTAATCCGTAACTACCGCTGCAATTCCTGTTGCAACACCTGTCGCTGCTGTGATTGCTTCTACGTCTGCTAAGTTGTTCAATACAACTTGTCTGTAACCTAAATTAAACATACTTTAAATTATTTTGTTGTCCCACTTACCAGCTACGTTAGGACGTTTATATAATATTTATATAAGACCGGAGCTGGAATCCCCGCCTTTTACTTTTGTTGAGCTCCTTTTGCTACAGGATCGTTTATTGTTTGGTTAATACCAACATGTGGTTCTAACCTAGGATCAGATCCTCTCTCGAGCAAGAGCCTAATCAATATTTTAACTATCTCATCTCCGACATCGGATGTAAATTCTAATACCTGAGATTCATCGATATCTGCAGCAACTTCTTCTTCAAGTAAATCAACCTTCACAGGATGCCTCAGATACTCAATTACTATATTACTTATTTCTACCCAGGAAGGTAAAGATAAACCCACATCAATTCTAATTTTATTGTTTGTTATATCAAAATAAGGCCTATAAAACTTCGGTTCTAGGTATACATTGTTAAGCAAACCATTCTTAATAGATGTAGACATTCTAGTAACCTTATAAGATTTGGATGTGTTAGCAAGTTGATCGCATCCAATAACAGGGCGCGTCGTAGTTGCTGTTAGCGTGCACCCTATTAAATGTCTATAAGGTTTGTCTAAAGGATCGTCTCCAGCATGCACATCGTCAAGAGCCGTTTCCATAGCAGTTCCTGCTGGATAAGATTCTTTCCAAAAACGTAAGTCATCCGTAAATTGTTGTGTAAGCTCGAAAAGTTCATATCGAAGTTTCATATACTCGCTGATAGCTTTATTGAAGTAGTAATTATAGTCCTCCATATAAAATGTAGGGGCCTCTTCTTTTACTAATTCAGTTAAAACGTCGATATAAACTTCTCTAGCTGTTTTATACATTTATATTTTACTTCTTAGGTCCTTCTTTTTTCTTGTTAATAGCGGCTGCTTCAGCGGTTCCTTTACTAGGATTAGCAACATCGTCCAAAACATTGGTAGGCTCATCTACAAAAACCTCTAAAGAACCATTTCCAATAGCTTCAAATACCGGCTCTTCCTTCTCAGCACTTTGAGAGTCTAGCTCATCCTCTGAACTATCTCCAACAGCCTCATTAGCCAAAGGTGATTTGCTTATCTGCTTAGTACCATAGGTCACAGCTTCAATAGCTCTTGTGGTTCCTGTGTTTTTAGGGTTGGCAAAGAAAGATATTACGGCTTTTTTATCTACCCCTAATAATATTTCCCCGAATAAGTACACCCCATTTCTAAGATTTATAATTTCTTTTTTTATAGCGTGCATATATAAAAGCTCTAGCGAAAATGTCGCGTTCTCATATACCTGTGCTACCTTTCCTGGATCTGTCTTAACCATGTCAAGTAAGTACTCCTTCACTTCAGAGATCACCTCTCTGCTCATATCTACACCTAGAATACTTACACGATTGTATAAATTCTCATTAGAGTCGTTAAATATGTAATTCTCAAGCTTGTTTTTCTGGGCTGCGGCGTCAACTTTCTTAGCAGATTCAAAACCCGGTCTGTGTATATAGAAATAAGCTCCAGGAGTGGCCTGCCCTTGCGCATAGTCATTAGCAATTTCTCTGCAATGTTTCATCCATACCCAATCTTTTGCCCAATGCTCTAGGTTAGTGTCAATCTCCATACCATCAGTAAGTTTCATCTTACTCTCTATAGTAGGTACATAACCCATTTTTAATTTTTCCATTTCTGGAATGTTCTCTTGAATCCCCATGTACCTCCCATTATGATCTTTAGCGGGAGAGATCGTACATTTATCGTCTTTATAAAACGATTTAAGGGTAAATTTTTTATCGTTTGGAGTTCCACCAGCTAATTGTTCAGCTGTAATCCCAACGGTATTTTTGTTTATAATAGTTTCCATGCTTATTTATATTTAACTTATTATTCATATTTCCTGCGTTTTTAGGTAAAATAAAGGGAGGACGCAGTGCCTCCCTCTAAGTTTTCTTACATCAAAGATACAATAGATTATACTATTGACTCTTTAATTATAGCAGAATTGTAAGGATTGAAAATTACAGCTGCCGAGTATCCAAGTAAATGGTACTCACTTCCATCTACAGAAGTAGCTAGATCAACATTATTCTCTTTTCCTGTAAAACCACCCATACCCTTAAGACGCCCAGAAAGCATCTCACGGCCTTCCATGGTGAACATAGAAATACCTGAGTTAGTAGTAGTTTGGTCAATTCCAATATTAATACAGAATCCGTATCCAGAGTATGGGTACTCATCAGATAAGATCTTATCTACCATGAAAACAACAGTGTTTCCTTGGAAAGTATAAGAATCGTAATGAGCTCCAACCTTGATGCGGTTACCGCTATTGTTCGTGAAATAATGGCCTTCACCACCAATGAAACGTAAGTCATCACGTAGCAATCTACCTAACTGGTCATACAATCTCTCGTTCACTACAAACGCGTACGTATTTCCAATTGAGTTAGTCGACTTTTCTCGCATTGCTGCCATTACATCTTCTAACCAACGTGTAGAAAGTACAGAGTAAGCAAACTTTTCACAGTAACGCTCGATCTGCTTGATCACACCATCTCCGATAGGCACATCTTGTCCCTTTTCGTCTTGCATCAAACACTTACCATTCGCGTCGAAATTGCTTTCTCCCCATAGTAAATGGTTTTCTCTCGCCCAAAGGTAAGATTCAAGTACGTCTTTTTCCAGCTTTTGAAGTCTGTAATATTCGTACTCCACTTTTCCTCCAGTTTTCTTAGAACCACGCTCGATGTAATACTCTTGAGAAGCCGCATACTCAGATGACTGAACATCAGAAGACCTGTGTTTAGACATGTAGTTACGGTGAGTCTCAGTGTTGTATTGGTACTTAACGTACCCTCGAACAGAAAGTTCTGGATGATAATTAGAGCGAAAACGCGTGGTCTTCCCTTTTTTCAAGAAGGCTATATCCGGTGTAGCCCCTGAATTCGACACCATCTGAACTTTATAACGCCAAACTTTTGGTCCTCTAAACTGCGGCGGTGCCACCACAATCAATTGAGTTTGATTATCAAGAGCGAATGTTTCGTTCTTGTTGTAGTATTTCTCTACTAAATCAACATCAAAGATACCAGCCGTTGGCGTAGCATCTGCAGCGATCATTACACGCTTAATATAATTCACGTCAATCGTCCACTGAATAGCGTACGAATTGATTGGTGTAAAGCCTCCGACGGCTTTTTTGTTCGTGTACACGTTACGTAACCCTTCCGTTAAATTGGAAATGGTCAAACGCGGATACATACGTACTACTTGCCCCATTATATGCGGCTTCTCTCCTAGAAGAGTTCCGAAATGTTGGCGAGTACGTGTCGTATGTATGTTTTTGTCGATAAAACGACGGTCTACAATTCTCATACTTGTAAATTAAAATATTAATACTCCAGTTAAATTAATCGAATAGCTCAGTTTCGTCAAGTTCTTTTCCGAAACTAATAGGCCCTCCGTCGGGTTGTGTCGTATTCTGCGTATAACCACCCCTGTCCGCTCCTATAATTGTAGGGTTTTCAGGCATTCCATTGATACTCTGCTGGTATCCTTTTTTAGCTGCTACAGAAACCTCTTTTTTCCAATATTCATTTAGGTTTTTTATGTAGTCTTCTCCATATGTTAAAAACCAATTGGCTTTAAACGCTTGTTCAGGATCTGCAAAAATCTTCTCCATAAGGATAGGATCGTTGTGCTCATTAAGCTCCATTAAGTCATGCAGTAAAAATTCTTTAACGTCGTCGGTCAAAGGAGAGCCTGCTATATTATCCATATTATCAACCACAGTGGCAATATCCTGTCGTTGACCTTCTATTTGAGTCATATAAGCGCCGTCTCTCTGCTCTTTCAAGTTGTCGACTAGCTCTTCTTGCCTTGTTATATAATTTTCACGCATACCCTCTGTTAATTCAGTATACGTAGAAAGCTGCTTAGCTTTTTCTAACTCATCTACTAAGTCACCATCAGTGAAATCAGGTTTAGTTTCACGCAGATGCATCAGATAAATGTCATCGTCAGCTATTTTTCCAAAGTCTAATGTAGATGCATTCCGCTCAGATACTATTGTATCCATTCTATGGTCAACAATATCATTTACAAAATCCTCTACATTCGCAGCACCACTCTCTCTTAAAGCATTTAGAAAGGTGATCTCACTGTCATTTAAATCAAATTTATCCTCTATAGTAGGGACTGAACTATTTACCAAAGAACTTAATACTTCTCTTTGTCCCTCCGCAGTCAACTCATTAAAGTGAGCTGAATTGCCGTCATCAAATTTTATAATACCTCCTCTTACACCATAGGATCCTAGAAATAAATCTATTCCTGAGAGTTCTGAGTCTCCATCTGTTCCTGGTTGCCCTATTGGTCCAGGTGACAGGCCTTCTAGATCTGCAGCATCTAGCTGGATTCCAACTGGTCCCGGCTGTCCGCTAGGCCCTTCAGGACCTTCTGTATTTGTAGTACCTTCCGTACCCGCAGTTGGATCATCCACATACTCTCCTCCTAAATTACCCTCTGCTCCAGTGTCGGCTCCTTCTATAGCTACACCATCATCAAATAGTTCGGTTTCGTCAACGACTCCGCCTCCTTGAAATTTTTTCTTCATTATCTTATTTTTCTTATTAGTTATTACTCTACAACAATACTACTCATTAATTTATAAAAAGTAAAGCTGCAGTTTATTTATACTATTTACCGAGAGTCCTGAGATCCCGCTCTAATCACTAAAACCAGGTTCCCGTCTTGGTTATTTGCTGTAGTAATAAAATGCGCTGTCGAGTTCGCGGGCACCAATATAATCTTATAGGTTGCTAAATCTATTGGAGCTACTGGAAGATTTGAAGACGTCTCAGGTAAAGGTTGATTCTCGTCTATAAACTGATACTGTGGATTAAAATAAATAAAACGATCGCTCGCTGTATTATTTAAAATAGATATTTCATGTAAGCTACTTTCTTTCAAAGTACCTCCTACCCAAGCCTCTACTACTCTTACCCCAGCTTCAGGGTCCGTTGTCCTGCTAGTACTCGTTGGGGACACTGTCCAGTTCTGCAGAGTATGCCTATTTTTAAAATCAGGAGTGAATGTAGGCGTCATTATAACGCTCAGCTGTTCGCCATCATCTATGTAATTATTCCTGAATGTTCTGTACCCGTTAGTTAGTCCCATCGTCTGATATCTTTAGTTAACGTCTTAATATTGTTATAGAGCCTCTCCACAATCCTATTTTCGACAATTGTAATATTTAATCTTAATTCATCTAATGCCCCTAGATACGCTAGCAACATTGTAGATCGCGTCTGTTTTTTATTGAATATGTCTACATCTCCAGATATACGGCTCCTATCCGCGATCTGGAATTGCAGCTCTGCAATGGCTTCGTAAGCATGGTCTACCGCTGACCAAACATCTTGTAATGCTATCATATCTTTAATTTAACAGTTCCTAGCCAAATCTACTTTTTTGTTAAGGCACATCGTTCTAGCTGATTCCATTATTACCTGGGCTTTCTCAAATATACCATTTTCAAAGAAAACATATGCCCCGATACGTTTAGCCGAAAGCTTTTGCCAATCCATGAACTCTATTCCAGTAGTACTATCACACGCAATATCAATAGCCTCCGCAACAATAGCGTCCCTAAGGGTATCTGTTACAAGGGCCTGAGAATGTAGATAAGTGTGGTTAGCCTGCCCTGTTTCTCCAGTATACCCACTTATCCAAAATAAAATACTTTCGTAATCATTGTTCTCTACCTGGTACTCCTTGAACTCGGTTCCAGCAGGGTCCGCGTTAGTTATGTGTATGCCCACCCCTAAAGAATCTTCTCCAAAAAGCCCGTCTACAGAAGCTTTAAATATAAAACCGCCCCTGGAATAATAATTATCTTTAAAAACAGGATTTCCAGGAACGCTGTCTCTAAATAAAACAAATGTATAAGAGTACCACCCATCTAAGTATACTTGTTTATATTCTACATTAGGCATATTGCTCACTACAGTAGGAAAAGCTCTTCTAGACTCTACTACGTAGTCTTTATTCCCCACATTCAAGTAGCCTTCAGAGTAGTTCAGAACATCTATCGTTCCGTTAAACATGCTAATTTCTATTACAACATCTTGTAGGGTAGCTGCATCCGTCACACTAGAAACCCCATTAGGATTATATGTAAGTATAGGAACATTATTCGAAGAGAAAGTGCCGCTATCTTGAGATACCACGGTAGAAAACATTCTATTAGAGTAACCTAAAGTACCGTTATACGTGGCGAACGCTACGTACGAAGATGGATTCAGGTTTGGTACAGCATCGAAATTCACGTTATTAGGAGAAAACTTAAGAATCCTAGTATTAAGTTCTTCCGGATCAAAATAAACACCTGCAGCGTCTTTGGATAAATCTAATTTATACGCGTCCTCAGCAAGCTGTCCGTTACTATCCTTTACTAAAATATTCTTTATTTCCATAACTATACGTTGTTTTGTACTTCTTGTGCTCTACCATTATCATACAGCATCTGATCATGCTCTAGCGCAACCAGTTTTTCTTTTATAACTAGCTCTTTTTCACCAAGTGTATTAGTGTTTCGTTCTTTCTTCTCCATAAGATCAATCTCTCTAATTCTAGAAGCATGCTCATTACTATCTTTTGCTCTTTGAAGTTTGAGTTTCTCGTTCTGAGCGGCCTGAATATTGTTATTTAACCTGTCAATTTCAGCCTTATCTTGTTTACTTTCTTTCTCAAGGTCATCAACTTTCTGCTGCATCTGCTGCATATTCATCTGCTCCTTTTTAGCCTTAGCAATAGCTTTAGTAAGAATAAACTCTATCTCGTTAACAGATTTACAGTTAATTACTTTTATTAGAGCTTCTGGACTAACTGCGCTTTGTTTAGCAAATTCCTTAGCCAAAGTTTGAATTCTTACCAGTTTATCGTTTTCTATTCCAGAAGATACCACTGTTACCTTATGATCTGTGGTGCCGTAAGACATTGGATCTGCGGTAAAAGCTATCATAGCAGCTCCATTCTTATATACTCCCTCAATAGCTTTGTTTCTATAAGCGTATTTAAAATTATCTAATGTTCCTTGAACAACTCTATTTAAACATCTGTCCACTTCTCTGAACATCTCCAAAGAAAGTACGGACACCTGGTTCATACCTGCCCGAACATTTTCTACCGCGTCTCTCTCTTCTATAACACCTAGCATTTGTCTAGGCACTCCTGAGACAATATCAGCCTGAACTGTAAGCGACTCCAAAATAGCATTTATAGCGTTTATCGAGTTACCGTTAACAGAAGCATCGAAATCTCCATAATACTGAAATAAATTTGCCCCCTCCTCAGTTGGATCTACAAGCTCTAGCCCTTGTTTACGTATAGTAATCCATTTGGTGAGCCTGTCCATAAATTTTTTACCTAGTGCTTTAGGAATACCTGCAACGTTTACACGAGAACCGGACACGCCTGAGTTAGCTACCATGTTATTTCGGAAAAACATTATAATATCGTAAAGATCCTGCACCTCTCGCATTGAGTTCACCATAGAGTGAATCACGCCATTACGCGATACATTTATTGCAGCTCGGTAAGATAAACACGTTTTCCATGGTTGATCCTTTGTACGAGGCGCTTCATCACATCTACGACCGGCTACATAAATATCTGCCCCTATTCTATAGCACTCATATCTGTCTTCTCTATACACATACCCACCACCGTCTGGTTTTTGGATACGTGTTGAAGCTAACCACTCTACATGATAAAAATCCACTAAGTCCTCTGTAAGCCCTGAAATAGATGAGTTTGAGAGGTTCAATAGTGAATCGCTATTACTCCAACCTGTTTTTAGGTATAAAGAATCCATAGCGCCTAGATTATCCGAAGTCATTATAGTATTAGCATCCGGAGTATTTCCGTAAATATCTATTGAAGACATTGAGCCATATGAAGAGAAGAGCTGAATGGCATCTTCCTTAGAGAGCTTATCTCCCAACTCCTTTAAAATATGATGAGGAGAGACTCGGCGTTTATGTACAACTACACTAGTTCTTTTGTGGTCTTTATCGTGAGCAGGTCTATTAGTAAAAATCTCCTCAGGTAGTACTACTTCAATCTTAGGATCCTTACCTTCTCCACAATAGAGTTCTCTAGTAAAGCATTCCCCTGTTATAAAGTAATCTTTAGATATCTCTTTTTTAACATTAGAAAGGTCTATTTCCGCGTCTGTCTCAATCAGTCGGACTATATGACTAGCGGCTATTTGAAAAGAGGCTTGGTACTCAGAGCTGTATTTTTCTGCTATCTCCTCAAAGAAGAGTTTAGTTTTTTCTGCTACACCGGCTTCTTTTTTCTCCTCCTTACCTTCTGCAGTATCATTACTCTGTTGCCCAAGATTTTTTTGTAGGTTAGCAGAAAGCTCTTTGATTAATGCGTCCGCTTTTTCTTTTTTAGCCGCGTCAATCGTCTCCTTATCTGTGTAATGCACCATGAAATCAGGCTCTGACATGAGACTCATACCTACTAAAGCATCTACACGAGGCTTAATTATATTTGTAAAACCCAGGTCTATAGGATTTTGCATACCATAAATATCTTCTAAATATTCGAAGTCCATGGCATCCCTAGTACTGGAGTAGTAGTTTCGAGCAGTTATAATATGGCCCCTAACCCCGAGCGCCGAATTTATTTTGGCCTCAGCAGTACCGTGGATATACTCATCTGTCTTTTTCTTTTGCTCAGACAAATAAACCTCATGCTCGTATCCTAAGTAATTGATGCTCATTGGCTCTTAACTTTAACTTTATTTAATCTTAGTCCTCTATGATAGTGGCTAAGATATCAAAGGAGTACATAATTTTATACTCGTCTTTTGCGGTGATATCTGTATTATTCAGTGGTAAACCTACCCAGGCATCCAGAATAATACGCTCACCTATTTCCGGAAGCACTACGTCTCCGGCAGAACTGTTTTGAGGCCCAACTGCTAACACCTCTGCAGTTTTTGTCGCCACATCCGCTTTACTCAATTTAGCGGCACTGTCTATATTTGTAATTATACCCGCGTCTGTCGTGACTTCCCCGGATTTTGTTATTTTTATAAGTATAAAATTCAGTCCTGGACGAAACGTTTCCGGTCTGAAGGACTCCACTGAGTCCATCTTAGTTTTTTCTTTATATACCAAGATATCACTTTCTTGGATTAATTTTACATGCCCGTCTTCAGTAGGTACATGATGCCCTGAGTACATTGAAGTAATAACTATATCACCTTTTTTAACAAGGTGAGTCTCTTCTCCAACAGCTTCTACCTCCATCACATATTGCTCTCCTCTAATTACAACAGCGCCTGTGCTCATTATAATACCTCCATCGGATTGAGAAGGCCAAGATTTAACAGAAGCTAATATGCGTCCTTTAGTTGGTTTAACGTTTTCTACTAAAAGCTTTGACATAATATTCATAGCGGTCGCTGGCTTACTCTTTGTCTTTGTACTCATTATCTTATTTTTCATATTAATAATAGATCAGCTTAATAATACTCTTTTTTTGTGGTTTATTAAAGCTATTAAAAAGTTTATTTATTTTGGGTCTATTGCTGTTGCTTCTACCCATTCAAATGGCTGGGCAGGTTCTGCCCCTGTGGCCTCTTCTAACGCGATAGATCGAATCTCTTCTTTTTCTTCTGGTATTACACCCCATCTTTTTCTGCCTCTAGCGTCTCTGTACATACCGAAAGGAGCTAAATCCTCTGCTGCAGTTCCCCCTGAAGATGCTGGTTTACCCATATACTCCTCATCCGCTAGCTCAGCGAGTCCCATGGCAACAACGTAATCAAATTTGGTCCTGTTTTCTCTTGAGTATTCCTGTAATTGAGCTATAACAGGTGGATATAATATGTGATAGTAGTAATCATCTATATAATCAGCTAATTTCTGATCTTGGTGATCAATAACTGAGCTTGTCGCCGGAGTTCCTATAAGCTGACTAGCTTTTAGGCCGCTCACATTAGCTCCAATAGCGATGGAGGGCCTTTGTAGCAGTCTCCAGAACTGATTTTTAGCCCTGTAAAAAGATACTATATTTATTTTAGTGTACTCTACATTTGCTTTTGCGTTGTATAGAATACATATTTTAAGAGCGTTCTCGTAATCCCATCTAACATCGTCAGAACGTTTCGCGTAAAAAGCCACATAGATATTGGAAGTTGAGGAAAACATGCTATTTCCCACTCGTTTTTTGACCGCTACAGCTAGTTCAGACCCTTCAATCAGAGAATCTTTCTTCCCTTGATCTATACTATCAATTCCTGCTACGTAGAGTTTGTTCATGACTTTGCCGTCTGGCCCCAGTTCCGGCTCCTCTATAATAATTATATCCCCTCCTCTAACTTCTACAAACTTTGCTCCTACAACACTTCCGTCTTTATCTAAAATATAATCTATTCTACCCTCCTTCCAAGGCTTTTCTGCTGTGATCTTAAGTTTGGTAGCTTGTTCTAATAATTTATCTTGATTAAATATATTGGTACCTTGAACGATAAACACTTCCTGCAGGTTCATCGGAAATTCTTGAAGTTCTTGTTGATACGCTACAGGATCTTTTTCAAGGTTTTTACGTTCTTCAGTCATTAGCCGTGTAGCCAGCTCTACATTAGGAACTCCTGTAGACTCCCAAGTCCCTCCATACTTTAATTGAGAAGGGATAAATAAACCTGTCTCCATTCCCCACTCATTTATAGGCAGCATGTTGAATCCTTTAGGATTTGTAAATACATCCTCAGCATCTTTGTTATCTACGGAACCACCCGTTCCTGTTAGAATAACGAATGCTTTTTTGAAGGACCCCATTATAATCCAAGAACCCTTAGATTGTCCTAATACATTCTTTAAAGATCCTTTTCCTGGATGCGATGGAAAGGATGCGAATTCTTCTATATGCTGGAAGTGAGGTCTTCTACCCCTAGTTTTGTTGGCGTTATCTCCGTAGACAATTCTTCTAATCTCATTTAACGAACCTCTAAGTACGAGATCGTTGTTTGCGTCGTAATACTCTTCCCCCGCTAATATTTTTATATTAGAATCCGTCACTTTCTTTTGTCGAAAGCCTGGGTATTCTTTTTCTAGTAATCTTAGCGTATCTGTAGTTTTAGACCACGCCTCTTCTACAATAGGGTCCGATGTTGCAGAGACTATCATCTCCTGGCCATCAAATAGTAGATAATACCACCCTTCTATACTACTAGTTATAAATGACTTACCTATACCACGACCAGACATAAAGGGCACATACTTTCGTAGCTTATAACCCTTCCACATAATATCAAAAATGTACCGGTCAATTACGCTATACAATGGTTTACCTATCTCGGAACCCTCTAGCATATTACCGTTCTTATCGTAGAGCGGAATTTCAAACGTAAAGATAGTTAACCAGAAAACGAAAAAAGGATTAAAATACTCCTTCCCTATTGTTATACCCTCGGTACAGGCTCTGAATAGCTTTCGATAATATAGCTGCATCTCATAGCTTTGTGGATGCACGTTTGGCAGGGTCCCCAACTCTTTAAGTTGCTTAGGTAATGGCCTATATACTAAATAATCAAGTAATCTAACGTCCTCTTCACCTGTTCGTACGCCGTGTAGATGGTCTGCAGCGTCCGTAACATCAAAATTCCCGTTAAATACTTTATCCTCTCCTTTAGCCCCTTTTTCTTGCCTTAGAAAAGGAACTTTTTTAAAGTCGAACTTGTTATATGTGGTCTTACCTGTAAACTTCATTTATTTTTTACCTAATGTTCCTGCTTCTCTGAAACTAGTAGTCCCGCCTCCACGAGTTCTTCCTTTAGCCTCTTGTTTCTGAATAGCATTTTGAAGCACGGTCTTACTCTTCATAATGGTCTCTATTTTAGTAAACAGATTTAGAATAATAGTTAGATTCGAATTGAACTTAGTTTCTCCTCCTTTAGTCATCGACTCCTCTATAACAGGAATAGTGTCATTTAGCATAGTAGAGATCTCATCCAGCTTCTTGTCTATTGATTTTTCTAACCTTGATTCAGAAGAGGTATTATATTTTATAAATAACGCTTCAGCCGCCTCATAAAGCGCCGACTCCTTCGCACTACGCTTTACACCCTTCCAATCAGGCTGGTTAAAGACTGTTTGCAGAATATTTTCTTCTACTATACTTTGAGATATATCTCTGAAAGGGTTATCAGCTTCTCTTGAGTGCAGGTAGTAGATTACCTGAAGAAGCTTGGTTCCTCTTGGAGTTTTAAATAAAGTGTGTAGATCCTTGAACAACACTATGTTAGGATCTAAAACAACTTTATCTTTTACTATAGTAAATTTTAACATTTCTCTAAATCTTTCGTACTGAATCTATGCTTTTCCAATGACCCTATGGTGCTAAACCATATACATGTTACTCCTAAGAGCATGCCTTTGGAATCTCCTTTAGCAGGTATTGTAGATTTATTGATCTCCTGCACTATCATCTTAGGCTTGTTTGGAACATCTTGTTTTATTTGTACTACGTCTCCCGCAGCAAAAAACACTCTCTTATCTTCATGATTATACATATTCTTTGTTCTTTAATTTTAAATATTCATTATTTTATTTAATAAGTCTTTTTCAGCCTTTTGAGTGCTGTTTAGTTCTTCCTCCTTATCATTACTCACAACAATATAAGGGTTTTGTAAATATAAATCATCTTCAGAGCTGTTATACAGCCTTTTCCAACCGTCTCTATACTTAGCCTGAAGTATTCCCTCCTTATCTACCCAGAGCTGCATCGGCCGCCCCTCTACTAGTTCATACCCGGTTGGAGATACTACTAATAGCGTCTTGCTCTTCACTCTGATACGTACACTTTTAGGTAGTAACATTTTATACAAACTCATTTGGATACTGTAGTGATTGTGTGCGCAGTCCTGCAGCCTTGAGAAAGGCCCTGACATCATCTTATATTTTCTGGTCTGATAGTTGAAATAACTTTTCATCTCCAGCTCGTTTATGAATTTATAATCCATAAGAGCTAGATTGCCTGTAAATTTCTCTTTTAAAAGCAGGTCAACCTGTCCTGCAAGCCTGTAGTGAAGAGAATATGTCAAAAGCTCGGTCCGCACAAGTGTGTGGTTGTGTAGAAGCTCTTTCATCATAGCCTCTATAAAAGGTACTTTTAAGTGGGTAGGACGTGGCATTTTCCAGTCGTTCCACAAAGCTTCAGCATACCCATGTAATAAAGTTCCGGCCTCGCTTGCAAAATCTCCAAGATATTCCCAGGCAAATACAAGTTGCTCCCATGTTATAGGTAATTTATGCTTTTTAACATACTTTTTAGCTTCTGGAATAGTGTCGAATTCCTCATAAAAATCCGCTATCATCCCGGTCGGGGATCTGAATTTATATTTAGAGTCTTCAAAGGATGTAAAAAAACCTTTGATTATATCTTCTCTATGGAAATATTTATGGTCTGCGTCTCGAAAAAGAACAACTTTATTTGCAGAGGCGTTGTCTACTTGTACGCCATCGACGATGATCTGGGGTCTCCAATCTTCTACTAACATTCACTTTATTTTTCGTATTATCCATTCTCTTCGTACTCCAGCTATATAATCGGTCCGAAGATTCAAAACCGATCGCATATATTCTAATCATTCTTACTATGGTTGACGTGGTGCAAGGCCTTTCACTTCATTCCACCGTTCTGTAAAGGTCATTGGTTTTACTAAAGCTTTTTTAGTTTTAAATGCTTCAGCTGTTTTAGGCCCCCATACACCATCTATGGTAACGCCTAATTTTGCTTGTGCCTTTTTTATAAGGTTCATGGTACTTACGGAATCTTTATCCCAAGTACCTGTCTCAGCTACCCCGTTCTGCCGTTGGACATTTTTAATTCTGTCAACATCCTTTTGATTGGTGGGGTAGCTGCCTAACGGGGCTACCCTTCCACCTTCTTGGAATTTACGTGGTTTATATATAAGACTCATACTATCTTTTTTTGTACAAAAGCCCTCCGTTTCTATAGAAGTTCTGCGGATCTAACTCTCGGCCTGTAGGAGCAGCATCTACAGCTAAGGTTGCGTTAGATATTAAATCTTCCTGACGCTCTTTTTCTTCTTCCATAGCATCGTACTTATCTGCGGCCTCTCTTCTAGCTACTCTTGCGGCTCTTCGTTCATCCCTTGCTAGAGCACGTTTTCTACGCCTCAAGTCAATTTTTTCTTCTGTACGTACTCTAATATTATCAGCAGCGTCATTTATACTTGAATCTCCTGTAATAACAGATTTTCTAATCTGACGTTTTTCTTTACCTAAGGCTCTGATTGCCTGGGTCAACTCTTCTCGAGACATTTTTGATATGTCGTCACTTGCGACCTCTCCTACTGCTGTGCCTTCTTGAGCTAGGCTTGCTTCACCTAGTTGAGATACCGGAGTATTCTGAGCAGCTAATGCAGCGCTGGTAAGTTTACCTTGAATACCGTCTAAAACTAGAGGTGTATGACCTGCTCCGGTAGCTTCATTCCATTTATTAAAGGCTTCTTGTTTTGCTCTAATTGCAGGATCCCCTTGTATACGTTGCGTACCAGTGCCTCCTGTTCCTGTTACTGTTCCTGTTCCTGTTCCACCGGCTACTATGGTAGTAAGTGCTGCTTGTCGAGCTTCTTCTGCGGCTACGTCAGCTGCTTCTTCAGTTCCACCTGCTGCAATAGTTTGTTGACGAGCCTCTTCACCGGCTGCGATTATGGCTTTTTCTTTAGCTGAAGCTGCAGGTACTCCTGCTCCTCCTGTAGTAACTCTTTCTAATTCTCCTGGAACACCTGTAGCACGGTCTAAAGCACCTGCTGTAGTTACCCTATTATCAGGCGAAGAAGCTACAGCCCCTTTTTGTCTTGGGTCATAAGGATTTCTTTTATCAAGCTCTTTTGCCAAAGTTTGGTTATATTCAGTGTAAGGTCTAGCTTGTCCAGCCATACCTCCTGCAGGAACCCTGCCTCGTAGATATGCAGGATACTGAGTGTTTGGGTTAGGGCCATTAAGCATTTCATCGGTAACAGGGGCTACTTGTCCAGGCTGTCTTAGACTACCATCTGAATTCAGCGACATATGAGAGGCTGTATTAGCACCTCCTTGTCTAACGTCATGGGGGTTAGCGTAGTAAGCATCTGAAGCAGCTTCTGTTCTAACTCCATCTGTCCCACCATAACGCGCACCTGCAGACCAAGCTCCACCATTTTGAAATTTCTGTACCTTACCTTTTCTTGTATAAATCAATGACATAATGCTAGTATTTGTTTAGATGTTATTATAATACTGTTTTTTTAAGTAAATATAAACCTGCGGAAGTATTTTTATCGTGCAGGTAGAATTTTTTAAGTTTTGGATAACTTCCTTCAGCTGTTTTAAGGAACTCAGCAGTTTTTTCGGCGGCAATATAAAACACGAAATTTTCTTTAATATCATCTATGATGAAGTCAGACAAGGCTATTCTACGTTTAATCTGCAGTATATGAGGTTTTCCTTTAGGTAAAGGATTAGGAAAAGGAATAAGTTCTATATAATCAGTGAGCTGCAGAATAGCTAGGCCTATAAAGTAGTATCCGAGGTCTGTTTGAGATATCTCCCACAGAAGGGTCTGGTCCTCTACTTTTATAATTCCTAAAGCCAGGAGATGCTTGATCATGTAATGTACAGAGATATAAGGAACTTTTTTATGCTCTACTGTTTTTATAAGCTCGTCAATAATTCCTCCCCTACAAAACCACTCTGTTCCACCGTTACCTTTGAACCTGCTATGAACACGCCTGTTTGCCGCGTATCTTTTATGGAGATGCTGCTCAACATCTGAGGATAGTAGGGCAACCGGATATATTTTTCCATACTCACATAAACTTCTAAATCGATCTAAGGGTTTTCTAGTTCTACCTATCTTGAACAAATCTTCAGCGGTATCTTTTATAATGTACGTATACATTGTTCCTCCTTTTGCCATATCTATATTATCATATTTACGGTATTTGGAAGGATCGTATGCTGTTATCACAGACTTTTCCGGTTTCTTCTTTTTACGAAAGGATCCTCTTTTTGTATAGAAGATCTCCGAATACCTAGTTACAGTTAAAACTAATCGCTCAGTTTCCATGGGCTTAAAGATAATAAAATTTATTTTGTGTGTATACAAGGTTTTTGTACCTTATTCTTTAGAGCGAATCGTGAATATTACTTAGATTTTACCAAAATACCTTTAGAGGAGGTGGAATCTTAATTGAAAATTTCTTATCTTTATAAGCAGTACCGGCGAGGACAAGCGCTGTAAAGATTTGAACAAAAAGACCCCTAATGAAGAGACTTGTCCCTCTGACTTAGGGGCTCTTTTTTATACTATATGCAGTTTCCGATTAAACTAACCAAAGCCGACTTCTTCAGGTATGATAATACAGCCACTATTGCCGAGCTTTTAGTTTATAAAGTTATATGCTCCCTGGCTAAAGGAAGGCCTTGCAAAGCTACTGATGCTTATATAGGCAAGCAACTCGGTATAAATTCTACTTCAGTTAGTAGGCATATTCAGAAACTAGACGAGAAAAACTACATTCATAAGAAACGTATCAAAACGTCAGGAACTGTGAAGGTTACCAGACAGATAACTATTGTGTCCATAGGCAGAATCCTTAAAAGCGATCCCATATACAAGGATTTTAAATTTTTAATTATACCAGCGCACATACTCTCCGCCAAAATAGATGCCAGAAAAAAAATTATACTCTCTTTGATAGAAGGCTTCGGAGGAGAAGATAATTTTATAGCCTCTAAAGAATATGTAGCAGGATTAATTAAGATGTCCCCAAAATATACTAGAGAACTTTTACTTAAAATGGGGCTGGTTCAAAAACGTGTTTGGCAGAAGGATTTTGATGGCTGTGAAAGTATAGAACGGGTGGCTGTGAAAGTACTGGACGATGGCTGTGAAAGTACTGGACCTATGGCTGTGAAAGTACTATTCGATGGCTGTGAAAGTACTGAGGGATTAGATAGACTAGATAAGATAGACTATGATAAGATAGACTATGATAAAATAGCGGCTGATAAAATAGTAGAAATGACTAATTCAGGTGCCCCTGAAGAAAGGGTTAAAAAGGCGCGTCTTCTAACAGAATTATCTGAGGAAAGGAAGGATGAAAGATTTAACATGGCGGTAAAACTAGAGGAAACTTTGCAGGTGCTGCTAGCTAATCTGTCTTCGGATATAGAGCTAGATTCTCGATCGATTTTTCACATGCATATTCTAAAGCTTATCAATAGACCTAGATGGAATGCTTCTGAAAGGGATATGGAACTTATAGAGGAGATTCAATTGTCTTTATACCTTGATGACGGACATCTATCATTAGCGGCTGAGCGAATAGCCTTAGATATTGTATCAATTCTATTTGTAGTTAAAACATTTAACTTTGGGTCTGTGTTAGCAGGTGCTAGGGTATTATTACAAAAAACAAGTGCAATTTAAATAAGATAATATGAAAAATATAAAGAATATGACAGTAATCGAGGCAAGCCAATTAAGTTTAGCAGAATGCATCCACTATTTGGAGAGCGAGTTTAAATATAGTAGCACAAGCACTGCACTGTGTATTATAAAAGTTCTTAAGGCCTTAGAAGAGGCTCGAGCAGGTGAAAAAAATATAGGTACCCAGATAAACCTACAAAGAGCTTCGTGCGATTCTTTTTCTCCTGATAGTAATTTCCCTAACGCTAAGTGTAGTAACTGCAGAGGTACGGAGATAGAGCATAAAGTAAATCCGTGGAACATAATTGAAGAGAGGTATATGCCTACAAGAGCTGAATGGGACTCTGTGTTACGGAGTATAACGCAATTAGAGCACGAATCAGCTGCTAACGCAATACTCGGGCCGTCAGAAATTAGAAAGTGCACGGCATATATGCAAGACCACAGGTCTTCCGGTATGCAGTGTATTAATTGCGGTAAAGGAAAATATATGCATTAAGATAATTGCGGTGGTACTGGCATCTCTTTGTATTTAAAGGTTAATTAATCGTCTTCATCCATAGCGTCAAATAACTCGTCTAGGTCTATATCATCTTGCGGAAAATCATCTAGATCATAAAAAGGATCTTCTATGGCGTATTCGTCTTCATCTAAAATGTCGTTTTTCAACGCTGTGACTGCAAGTATTTTAACTCGGTCTACATGTTCTTTTTCTGCTCTCTCCAGGCCTAGTACATGATAAGGAAGATGTTTGAAAGTATACTGGTACCCTGATCTAGGTGATGGGTCTGTAATTACCTTATCTTCCTTAGAAAGATTGTCGAATTGCTTATCGTCTGGAGGAATTAAGGATGCCATTAGACATTGAGACCTGATAAAAATCATACTATCTAGTAAATGATGTGTAGCTAGTTTAAGTGATCCAAACTCTATTCGTTGCCCAGTACCTTTAAACGTAGCTATGACGGGTCTGTCAGCCACATTTGATTTCGGAGCATCTATTAAAACTGCTTTGGAAGGTAAAGGATCTATACCATATTCAGGAAAACTTATAGCGTCAAGATGATATGAAAAATATCTGAAGGCTGCGAATAAGTCCGCCGAATCCCTATCATTATTAGGGGAATTTGGAAGTTTCTTTGTATGCTTTAATACAGTCTCGTCATATTGACTATATGTATCCGTAATATATACAAGGCACTGCTCACAGTACTTTATATCTGGAATATAGTTACGCGCCGAAGTGAAGTAGCTCTCATGCTTAAATATAGCACATGCTGGGCATCTCGTAAAGCTCTTAGGTATTTGTTCTGTTATTTTCATATTATTTCCTATTATTCATTAAATTTTTGGCGCTCGATATAACTTCGCCCATTTCAGCTCTGCTTCTAAAGGATCCAGTGCTTAACACTGCTATACAAATTCCTTTAGCGTTAAAAATTAGTGCAGGCCCCGTCCCGTTCCAATCGAATTTCCATGGAATAGAGTTTAAATTATCAACGCCAGCCTCTTTTAATAGTTTTTCGGCCCGTTTTGTGCAATTATCTTTGGGCATTTACTATCCTACATTAGCTATAACTAAAATACTAAATTTTCAGGTGGTAAAGAAGATATAACAGAAAAATCGTACAGAGGTTTACATTTAGATAAAAATAGAGTATTATTAGATTACTAATTGTAGAAATATATATTATGAAAGTTAAAACTAGTGCTGGATGTGGTTGTGGAGGTAAGATGCAAAACGGTGGAGCCGCTCGTCAGAAACTTATGAAAGGCGGTAAAGCCGGTAAGTGCGGTTGTGGTGGAAGTGTGAAGAAAGCTCAAACAGGAGGTACAGCAACTATCCCAGCTGCAAAACCCAATGAAAAGGCTAAGTTAGCTAATACATTTGCTAAGCCCGCTATGTCAAATCAGCGTGCAACGCTCCCCAGTTATGGCATAATGGCCGGTACAACGGAAAGACTTATGAGAAAAAAGAAAATGGACCAGGCTAACAGTAGGTCTATTAATCCTAAAAAGAAAAAAACCAAACCTGGATTTAATCCTGGTCTAATGCAGACTGGAGGAACAACTGCTCAAGCTGGGTTTGCTTCATCTGTAAATAAAGACGCAAAAAGCAATGTGCCTATAGGAGCTAAGCAAATGAAGGCGTATGAAACTGGTGGGTTGCTAAATATAAGGGTCAATAGATCTTATGTAGCGGAAGAAGGCGTGACTAATGAAGGTCTTCCAAAGTTTAAAGCTACTGGAAAATATCGTAACGGTGGGATGATTGGGCGACTGGTCGGAGAACTTAGACGCGTTTATCCTGGAACCCCAGGGTTTGTGGTTAACGGTGTAAAATATTAACGAGCAACTTTTTTTTTATTATTTTTTTTAGATTGTTGTGATTATTATTGTTTATTCGAAAGGCCACTAGACTGATTATCTAGTGGTTTTTTCGTATTATTAAATAAATTTATAGCTATGAGTGATAAGAGACCTGAATTTATTTATAATTATAATACTGAGAGAACGGCTAAGTATCAGACAGGTGCTATGATTGGGCAGGGGCATGCCCCGGTAGAGAAGACTTGGAGAGAAAAGCTGAGCGATGGGGTCTCTGATTTTGGTACAAGAACATTAAATGCAGTTAAGACTTTTGGAGGTAGCGCTGTAGGAGATGCTATACATGGTGTTAGTCCCGAAGCTGCTGAAAATGTTGAGAAGTATACAGGCGGTTTTATACCTTATACCAAGGAGCAAGAACTTATAGCTAATAGAAGTACTAACCCTGATAGATGGAAAAACCGTACTAATGCTGCTACTGATGCGGCAACTAATGCTGTAGCAGGCGTCTTAACGGACGGGCTTGTTCAAAAAATTCCTGGAGCTATAAACGCGTTTAAGGCTAAAAGAGCCCCTAAACCTGCGGCACTGAACTGGGGTAAATGGAACGCTGAGATACCGGCTAATAAAGAGTTAATGCAGGAGTACGCAGCAATAGAGCGGACTGCTAAAGCTAACGGAACCTGGATGAAAAATCCGGACGGTAGCGCCTTTATGGGTACGTCTGAACAATTTGTTCAACAAAACAGTGGTAATTTTAAAAAGTTTTTTACAGATAGTAAGATAATAAACGGTACTGGGAGTCCTAAGGTAGTGCACCATGGTGGTAGAAAAGGAATAGAAACTTTTATTGCTCCTGGAGATGAGGGATTTGCTATCAATAAAGGGATGAATAGCGCCACTAAGGATTATGGTATTTATTTTGCAGGTGATAAGGGCATAGCTAAACGATATCTAAGAGGACACTCTAAGGATGACAGGCAGTTGTATGAGGCTTACCTCAATATAAAAAACCCCTACAGATCTTCTTTTATGCAGAATAATTTTAGTCTTAGTAAAAAATCTTTTAAACCTACTAGAATATCTAAGGATAACATACAGGCTATCGGAGACAGCGACGGCACAATTTGGAGACCCCCGTATGGAGAATACACAGTACTAAAGCCGGAGCAGATAAAGTCGGCGGTAGGAAATAACGGTATGTTTAATGCGAATAGCGCTAATATTTATAAAGTATTAATTCCTGCAATACTCGGTGGGGCGGCTGCGAAGTATCAGACAGGTGGAATTGTGGGTAGTAGATATGGCGCTGGAGAAATTGCTGACAGGACGGGGCCCCTTGGCCGGCATGCGGCGGAAGCTGAGGTTGGTGTGGAGGCGGCTGGTGTGGAGGCGGCTGGTGTAGAGGTGGATCCTAGGCCTCAGTTAGTAGCGCGTGCTGGAGATGGTATGCCAGGTAGAGAGGTTTATGATCAGCCGGTCGAGGGTGCTAGCGGAGATCAGGCTGCAACTATGGAAGATTATGTTACCTATTTGAATAAGAGAGAGATGAGCGGTAGACGGGATCCTGAGGCTTTGAAGACTTTCAATAGATTTGGATACGTGGGCGCATTTCAGATGGGAAGTATGGCCCTAGAAGAGGCTGGCCTGTTGAAGAAAGGCACGAGCAATGGAGGTAAGGCACGCAAGGCGGTTATAATGGATGGTAAGAACTGGGTCGGAGGCGAGAAGACTAGGGACATGTGGCTTGGAAGTTGGGATATGCAGAAGAGAAGTGCTATTAGGTTGGGTGAAATTAACAAGAAAAGGCTGGAAAAAGTGTTTGCTGAGAAAGGTATTGTTGACCGCACTGACCAGATTAGTTATATGATGGCCGCTCACTTGGGCGGATCATGGAGTGTAAAGAAGGCGCTGAGAGGTGGGGAAGAAAGGCATGACGGTAATGGCGTGGGTATTTGGGAGTACAGGGATGGTTTTATGGACTGGTTTGGGAAGAGGGGTCTGAGTAAAGTTAAGGGGATGTTTCCTGAAGTTCCGGAGGTGAGATTTATGTAAAAATATTTGGGAGGTAAATAAAAGCGCTGCTAAGTTTCCTTTGATGGGGATTCTAAGAGCGTTTTTTTGGTTGGTTGGGGATATGCTGTTGTTTGGATGATCTAATTAGATACCCAAATGGTGGCATTTTTTAATACCTTACAAAACACTGCTCCTCTAAATAATTGGAATACGAACCTAGAGCGTGTATGAATTGTGTAAGACGGGAGAGGTAAGGGCCAAAGGAGGGCTAGATGGTGTGGAGCCTGTATCTTAATCGGTACGGGGTTTTTTGTGTGGTATGGTGAGGGCTAAGGTTAGGGATACAAAAAAGGTGCAGGAAATTACGTGAACCTACACCTCTTTCTGTCTAATTACAATCTATATATCAATAACAATAATTAACAGTGGTAAGGTAGGGGTTTTAAAGCGAGAAAAAAAAATTTTATTTTGCTAGGGGAATTTTATAGAGTAAATCCTAGAGGTTGGAGTTCTGTGACGGGGGTGCTATGGGCTTATCTATTATGATGGCACCCTAAAAATTTAGGGGAAATGAATTTCTGACAAAACTTTGGGTAGGGTCGAAAAATAGTATACTGCCTACACTAAAGGTGTGTAGGGGTAGTATATGATATCGAACATGTTACCGATACATTTATATTACACCATAGGTAGTGTAGTGGCTCCTCATCTCAAGGAGGATAGATCACCACACTCCCTAGTATCATGATCAACCAACCCTGGGGTGGGTAGGGTCATGTCACCCTAATTATAACTCTTCGCTCCCTTGTCGCGTCTGTTCTTTCTGTTTCCGTTTAATAATATAAGTATTAAATGAGCGGTTCGCATACCGTTGCATCTAAACCTGAACGTTATCCGATGTCTATCTAGAATAGGCACACACGTTACAGGATTGCACACCTATGCGATAGACTTCCGAATGGCAAGCGACTAACAAAGGTGCTCATTTTATTAATCTAGGGGATCGAAGCATATGCAGGCTCCTAGTCATCACTATCACCATTGATAGTAGCGAAGTTCACGATGCTCAATCACGTTAGAGAGATTCTAACCAAGAGTCGTGAACTTGATGTTATATTACTGTAATAATCAATGCCCCTGAAATATGGGGCTTTAATATTTCCAGCTTCACTATACAAAAGAAGAAAAGAGCTGGAAGAGGTTTTATTCACCCCATTGTCTCCTAAGAGACTGATCTCGTCATAGAAAACTATGACAAGGGGCAATATATTTATAATTCATAACAAGATGAATGTAACTATAATTTTAGTGAATTACCGAGTTGTGGTAAAATGTAAAGATATATGCTTTACAGTAGGAGGTAAAGTTCTGACGTGCCTTGAAGGTACGATATTAGATAAGGACCAAACAGCAGATGGTCCTATGCTGAAATACACAACAGAAGAAATTGAAGGTAAAAGAGCCTTAATTTTTAAAGATGTAATAACCCTCTACACAGAATCTGCTTAACCCATGCCCCTGAAATATGGGGCTTTAAACAACAAAAAAGGAACGCTGCGCTGACCTTTCTATTAAAATACAGGACTCTGAGTAAATAACCCCTTATCATACTCTTCGCTCCCTTGTCGCGCCTGTTCTTTCTTTGACTCTTTAATACTATAGTGTTGCAACGAGGTAACACTTAAAACTTAATTCCAATGAAAATGAACACAGATAGTGCTCGTTCAGCGTTTAGAATGAATCTAATCGCCTTAGTATTAACAGCCATAAATTGGCTACCAATGGAGGCATTCGTCAATGCTATGGCGAAAGCAGCTACTGCTCGACCATCAATTGACGGTCAAGAGCCAACATTGGCAAACCTCGCGGGCATCGAGGCTAAAGAATGCTCACGGCTTCAAGAGAACTTTGAGGCCACTCGTAAGATTTTAATGGATACGAGCTTGCCTGAGTTCTTACGCTTGCAATTCATTGACGCCCACAAAGGTCACGTTACTATGAGCGGTTGGCTAACTTTTGTGTATTCCATCAAGCCTGAACTAGCTCCTTCAGACTTACAGGGAACTAAGCACGTCAAGCCTTATGGCAAGATTGACCTAACTCCTAAACAGCAACGGGAGTTACAGGACAGCTAACTGAATTATTAATCAAAGCCTCTGAAATACGGGGCTTTAAACTCTGCCTTATGACAGAAAATGTAAAGGTTATGCAATTACCTCGCACATTGCAACAACCAAGATATAGTTGGTCAAATATCAATCCTCGAACAGGGAGAAGATATATCACCAAATGCTTCTTGGTAAAGAATTATTAATAACCAAGGCCTCTATCCCCAAGGGGCCTTTAAACAACTGAAATATGCTGATGATAGCTATTAGTGCGTCCGAAGGTGCTCCATTTATAGAGATACTTGGGACTGTCTTATTATTTCTCTTCGTACGGTGGACAACTAGTCATCATCGAAAAGGGAAATGACCCACATTGGGTTCAGACAAGGAACGCTGCGCTGACCTTTTATTTAAAACTTCCGGGGATCTGAGTAACTACCTCACACATCCTGAGCAAATACCTCTGAGTAACTGTGTATGCTCCCTTGTCGCATCTGTTCTTTACTGGTCTCTTTTAAAATTTACGCTAAAAATAAAAAGCTGTTACACGACGTAACGGTGTTTTTAGTGTATAACTTAATTCCACACCTATGCCTAGAGCAAAAGGTAATACCGCATCGAAAGGTGCGAAGACGAATCCGACAACCAACTCGGACGTAATTTATAAACAACCTGTACAAATCGCACGAGGCGATGAAGGTTATGACAAATTCTCTGAATCAGCTATCGAGGCTGAAATGGAGATGCCACCCGAGGCGCTCAATACCCTCGTTCGCACCCGTTCATTGTTTCGACTACCAATCGAACAATTGCAAGGTATGACCTTTAATGCCGTTGCGCGTCTTCGCAACTTTAACGACGAGGTCAACGAACAGGATATGAACGATACCGACCCTAAAACGGCTCAACTTCGTGGAAACATTAATATCGTGTTTCAATCCTCGGGTAACGCACCTCGAGTATCTCTATCTGTCCGACAGATATTGAATTTGAACGTTAACATAGACGGATATCAATGTCTTGTTTCCGACCTTATGTATATGAATCGATTGACAGCTGTCCCACAGCAATTCACAATTGTTTCTGTCGTTCATAAGGAGAATGAAGACGGTTCTAAGGGCTTGATATATCCTTTGTCGATGTACAAGGCATTTAACGCTCGCAAAGCTGTCCTTAAAAAGGAAGCTAAGGACAAAGGGCTTGATTATGATTATCGAGCAATTTATCAAGAGGACTTCATCGACACCCTTCGGGACGGGGACGAAAGCACGAGAATACCGACGTGCACGGAGGCTGATGCGATTAAAGACATCGTTGTCAGCGTACCTACGGTATAATTAATTAATATAGAGCCTCTTAGCACGGGGCTCTTTTAAAACTTAAACTTATGGAAGACCCATTAGGATTAACGTATTGTACCACTTGCACGGACAATACTAGTAACATTCATACGAGCGCAAACATTCTTTGTCAAGCTTGTAAAAAACCAAAGACACCGTATCACGGTAAGGGAATGTTTATATTGTAATAACCAACTCCTCATTAATTTGGGGAGTTTTATAATTTAAAGCGCTCGCAAATAGCCTAGGAACACTTCGTTGCGTTAATTATTGCCGAGCTGAAAAAGCTCTTGGGGCTATTTGCTCGCTTTAAAACAATGAAAAGGAACGCTTCGCTGACCCATTTATTTAAAGCCTGATGCGCTTAACGCGCCTTCGCCTACTTAACTGGCTTAACTGAACTCCTCGCTCCCTCGTCGCGTCTGTTCTTTCTTTACCTAATCGCTCCCTTGTCGCGTCTGTTCTTTCTTGGTCCTTAGTTTGCTTCGCTGTTTGTCTACCGACATGTCCTTAAGGATAAACGTTTCGGTAAACTTAGAGCAAAAACGAATTAATAATTTATATAAATAACTGAATTATGAGTAAAGTACAACAAGAATCTAAGCCTGAATTGGCGTTACCACTTAGCGTATTGGCTGAAATAGCGCCAGCGAGAACATTATCAACCATGAAATCTGCTGATATAGTAGACAAAGTATTCTCTTTTGTCAATGCTGTAGTCCGAACTCGGTACATGACTGACGAGCAGAAGGCTGCATACGAAGAAGGAGTACGTGAGCAAGAAGAAACAGGTGAAACTAACTCCAAAGTTTTGGAAGCCACTACTATCATCTATGCGGGTGCTGGAACAACTATTGGTTTAAGAGCTAATTCCTTATTAGCCCTAAGAACATTTGAAGCAGCTACTATTGGTACTCCTGCCAAAGCCAAAGCAGCTGTGCAAAAAGAAAATAATGAAGATGCATACACAACTTTAAGTGGTGCTATGATGAAGCATGCTGAAGAAGTGAAAGCTCAGCCGGGTGCTCCAGCTTATTCACCTCAATTTCCATCAGCGTTCAGAATCTTGCATGCTGAAGAAGTGAAGTCTGGTGTTAACCAAGTAGGGACTGAGACTGAAGCATTAGCTTATCCTATGCAAGCTTACAAGAAGTTTGCGCTTGAAGACAAGAAAAGAAAGAATGATCCTGTTAACTACCCTGAGTATAATGTTGGGCAGTTGTATCAAGACCAAGCTTTCAGAGATTCTTTGGCTGGTACTGAGCTTACTAGCGACAAAGCTGAAGCTTATAAGACTATCTTTATTGAAAAGATTGATTTCTCTACTATATAGTAGACTGAATTGATATTAGGCATATACCTCGGCTGTAATGGTCGAGGTATTTATTATATTTACAGTGAACTGGACACTATAAAACACCTTAAACATATTACCTGAGTGGAATTAGGTTGTTGTAGCAGTAAATCCCCTTGAAAGCTTTGGTTGTTGCCAGGGGATTGCTGTTACTTTAAATAGATAAGTAAGAGTTTTTAGGGAAGTACTGGTTCTGTTGCTTCTACCGAAGTGTTCTAGCAAAACACTGTAGTTCAGGGGATTAAAGTAAATTTAAGTGAAGCATATGCCGAGCCCGTCACCATCTCCCCTTCAAACCCCTCTATCCAAATCTCTATTTATCCCAACCAAAAAATTCCTCAAATCAAAATTTACACTTCTACCCTATCCCCTTAACCCTCAGTCCATTAGAACTCATCCCTTTTAACCCATCCCCTCTTAACCCGAAGGTTCTTTTAGGTACTCAATAATCCTCAAAACACCCAAATAACCCAAAAACAACCCTTAAATTTGTTCAAGTGTGACGTCTAACCTCCCAAAACAGCAAAAAAAGCACTTTGAATTCCCACTTTTTAATACTCCCCAGTAATTCTCACCAGTTAAACCCTAAAACCCTATCTCAATGCTCAACGAAATAAAAACCCTATCCGCTCTAAAAGGCAAAACCATAGTAGACACTATCCAACATCAAGATGAGCTCTACCTAAAGTTCTCAGATACTTCTTTCGCTGTCCTCATTATCCTTGACATCACACAAGGCTTTGGCTACACCAATCAAGAAATCAACATAAACCAATTCCCCAAAGATACGACAGACCCCGCTTTACTCGTCCTACGTCTAATAACGCAAGACCAATACGATACAGCTTGTCATAAAGAAAAATTAGCTTATGCACGTCAGAAAGTTCAACAAGAATTAGAAGACCAAGCTCGTCTTAAAACATTAGAACTCCAGCAGCTCAAAGCTCTAAAAATAAAATATGAAAAAGATAACCCTTCCTAATCTATCCAAGGTCAGCCAATCGCCAGTCAGCCAAACCTCCACAATCAATACCATTCCTGGCTTTAGAATTCAGCAGCGTAAGTTCTCTTCTAACGTTTTAGAGAAAAGTCACCTCATCAATGGCAAGCTCACTTGGACAATCTTTATTGCCCCGCTAGCAACCAAACTTAAAGGAGACATAGCTTGTGAAGAACTGTTCAAATTTTATACTAGCACAACATCTTCAGAAGTTACAGCACAAAAAGAGCTCATCATATATCTAGTTGCCGACAACAAATTAGATGTATCATATGCAACCAAATTAATAGATAATCTAAAAACAATTAACAATGCAAAAAATAAAAGTTAAAAAAGCTCTTGTTATCCAGGCTCTCAAAGAAAACCAGATAAAATTTATAGATGCTTATAACATAGCCTTAGAAGGTTATAGACTATCCGTAATAGATACTCTAAGCACCTATTTAAACGACTTCAAAAAATTAAGCCTAGACGAAATAGCTGCTTTTCCTATAGTACCCCCTATAGATGAGCAACCCATAAACTATTCAGAAGAGTTTGACATAGCCTTAGAAATGTTAGAATTAGAAGTAGAAGATACTGTCTACCTATCTTCTGGTGAATTCAAACAGTATTTTAAGAATAAATGGGCTTGGTATAATCAGTGGTCACTCAATAATTCTGGCAATATAGGCATAGGAACCAATTCCCCTAAATCCAGATACTACGTAGATACTCCCAAATAATATAACAATCAAAATCCATATAAAATCCTTATGAAAACTCTAAAAACAATATTATTCGCAATATTATTAATAGCAATTACAGCCCCTTCTTTCGGGCAGTTAAATAAAAATGCTCTCATAATAAAAGAAAATAATCCCGAAATGTATTCACAGATAAAACAATTTGCAGCTAAAGATTGGAAAGGTGATCATAGCATGATGATTTACACTATTAATAAACAAAGTGATGCAATGTTTAAATGGGTAAAATTAACAGAGAGAGCAGATTATGATAAAGAATTAATGATAGACGCTGTAATGCAATGGAAAGACGGAGATCTCTGGAATTATTCTATGATAATTTATAGCTATGAAAAGCAATTAAAAGCTAAAAATCAATACTAATAAATTCTGTAATATCACTAACAATCAAAACCCAATCAAGAGCCATGGAAGAAATTATAACAATTGTAATAATGCATATAGTCATGGCTCTAATAGGTTGGAACTACTTAAAAACAGATCTCAATAAGTAAATTAAAATATAAAGTAAAAGATAAATACTATTAACAATCAAAACCCAGTCAAGAACTTATGAGATTAACATCCAATGCTGAAATAGCCTTTGAAGAGTGGTATACTAACAATTACCACGCCGATCCTAATGACTACAATTTTGTACCTATTCAAGGAAAAAGAGACGGACAATGGAATACCCATATAGAGGTAACATTTTATATGCTCACAGCCGCTCAAAAATTTGCAGTTTACATTGATTTTGCAGACAGTTTAAGCAAACGTAAAGATATTATCTGTAGACTATGTATCCTTATAATCGAAACACAAAAAGGATTTGCATATACTATCAACGGTACCCGAAGCGATACCTTCCCCACACGTCCTGAAGCAAGGCTTGCAGCTATCAATAATCTTGATACTTTACTTAATCAAATATTCCCTTTAATCTTGTCATGATAACAACGCCTCTTCAATTCAAGTTCTGGTGCAGAGATAGTTTACAATCTCCGGCACAACGCTGTAAGATTCAATGTGATTACTGTAAGGAAAATAAACCTGTAATAAAACTAAATTTAACTAAACCATGAAATCCAGCCATTATTTATTTATAGGTAATGCTATATGCTTTACCGCATTATTTTGGATTTATCCTAGATTACAAGAAATACCTTTTATAATTCATTTAAATATAGGGCTCATAGTAATAATCTATTCCTTTTACCGATTAAAAAAAGAATAATTTAAACATGTTAGTTTAAAAGGTGTTGAAGTCGCTGATGAAAGGTCATCATCAAATCAATTTAATAAGGGGGAACACACTGGCGTGGCACAGCCCTTGCCTTTAATTAACTAAAAATTTATACACTATGAAACAACCAATAAAGGTAGTACTACTACCAACAGAAAATAAGACCGATGTTATTGAAGTAACTATGGGAAATCTTAAAGAACTAAGATATGTACCTACATTACTATTAGAAAACTTAGATA